AGCCGCTGCCGGAACGGGGTGCAGCCGCTGCACCCAAACCAGGTATTGATCCGAGTAGGGACCCAAGTACAACAAGTGAAGAGGGGGGGGCAGGCCCAACTCCCCCTCCTGCTCCCGAGCCTCCACCGCCTCCGGCGCCGGCCCCGAAGTCCGAGCTCACGGCCGTGCAGTTCACGGGCCGCCTGGTGGCGCTCGGCGCTGATCCGCAGCACGCGGCCGATTGGGTCGCGGTGCGCCGCAAGAAGGGCGCCGTGCTCACGGAGACGGTGCTGGGCGCGCTGGCCAAGGCCTGCGAGAAGGTCGACTGCACGGTCGCGGCGGCCGTCCAGCTGTGCGCCGAGAAGAACTGGCAGGGCTTCGATCCGAAGTGGCCAGAGGCGCAGGCGCTGGGGCGCACACTCATCCTCGCGCAGGCCAACGTCCCGGCCCGTGCGGCCTCCTCGCAGTCGTACTTCGAGGTCGAGCAGGAGGTCAAGGCGCGCAAGGTCAGGGCCATGCAGGCTCCGGTCATCGAACTGATGCGCGAGGCTGCGGCGCGCGCCGACAAGCTCGATGACCCGCGGCTGCTCGGCGACGAGGGGAGCGTGTGATGGCGATCCCGCGGCCGCTGCCGATCAAGACCGTCGAGCGCATCTTCGCGAAGCTGCATCTGCGGTACGGCCGCGCCTGGGCCCAGAAGTGGGACGGCTTCGACACGCCGGCCGACCCGAACGACCCCGCCTCGCCGACGCTCATGGCGGCCGTGCACGCCGAGTGGGCCGAGGAGTTGGCCGGCGTCAGCGACGACCAAATCCGCCACGCGTTCTCGACGTTGCCTCCGAACGCGCCGTCGGCGCCCGCGTTCCGCGCGCTGTGCCACGAGATGCCGTCGCCCGTGACCGTGCTCAAGGCGCTCCCGCCGAAGGACGTCGATCAGGCAGGCCTCGCGCGCGTCGTCAGGGAGCTGCGCAGCCTCGCCGGCGAGATGCGCGAGTCGCGCGACGTTCGCGCTGAGACGGAACGTCGGCTGCTCGCGCTGGAGGCGCAGGGGCGGCGCCTGTCGTCGCACCAACGATCGTTCCTCGGCCAGAAGGCCGTCGAGCCCGACGACGTGGGCGAGCCGCTGGTCATGCCTGAGCGGATCCCGCTGCCGCGCGGATCGAATGGGAGGCTCGATTCGTGAGCGAGATCCTGCTGCAGAAGGTCTCGGCCGGCGCACTCGTGCCGATCGACGACGACGGCCTGCGCTACCTCAAGCGCATCAAGGTCGGCGACGGCGTGCGCATCGAGGTGAAGGCCGCGCGCAACATCATGCGGCACCGGCGCTTCTTCGCGCTGCTGAACCTGGCCTTCGACGCCTGGGAGCCGGAGGAGGTCGTCGACGGCACGATCGCGCCGCAGAAGAACTTCGAGTCGTTCCGCGAGGACATCCTGATCCTCGCGGGCCACTGCGACGCGACCTACGGCATCGACGGCTCGGTGCAGTTCCGCGCGCGCTCCATCTCGTTCGCGAACCTGCCAGACGACCTGGAGTTCGAGGGCGTCTACCGGCGCGTGTTGAACGTGGTCTGGGAAAAGATCCTGCGCCAGATGCGCTACGCCTCGCCGGAGGTCGTCGAGGAGGCGGTGCAGCGTCTGATCCGCTTCGAGTGAGGTCGAGCCATGGATCAGGTGAGCTACTTCAGCTTCGAGGGCGCGCCGGGCCAGTACTTCCGATGCGAGCGATACGGCACGATGAACACGCAGCGCTGCGCCTCGAACTACGAGGCGGCGCCGGCCGCGTCGCGCGAGGGGCGCCTGAGCGGCTGCATTCGCTGCCCAATCGGGGCGATGCACAGCGGCGGCACGCTGGCCGTCTCGGCGCCGCGCGCTGCGGGCTGGTGCGCACGATGCCGGCGCGCGCCCGAGGAGTACAGCGGCGGTGGAGTCAGCCGCGTGCGCCTGGTCAACGGCGGCATCTGCGTCTCCTGCGCGAACAGGCAGTACGAGGTCGCCAAGGGCGTCAACGCGAAGGGCGTGACGCCGAAGAAGTGGGCCGCGCTCGGGCCGCGCTTCACCGGGCTGCTGAAGGACGACGGGGTCTCGACGACGCGCCAGCCGATGGCTCGCGACCAGCTCGAAGTCACGCTCATCGCGCTGCGTCGCGACTCGCGCGCGATGGGGTGCTGGGTATCGCCCGGCGTGCTTCCGGCGCCCGTCCTTGACCTGGCCCTGTTGGACGAGCGCACCGGGCAGTTCGTTCTCTTCGATCTGGCTGCGAAATCTCCTAGGAGACCTCGCGCGAAAACTCGGAAATCACCGACAATTCTTGCAGACCAACTGGTGCTTTTCGAGGATCTATGACCGCTGCCTGGACGCTCACGGAGCACGCGTGCAAGTCCTGCCATGGACGGCTGCTCGCATCCACCGACTGCGACACGGAAGGCCCCTTGCGGTACCGATGCGCGCAGTGCGGCGACGAATGCGGGCCGCGCGATCCGGAGACGGCGCTCATCCCGATCTGCTGCTGCTCGGTGCGTGTCGGCGGCAAGCCGCAAATGCGCTGCGTGCGCGTGGGCGAGCCGCGCAAGCCGGGCTGGCCGGAGATCGCTGCGCAGCTGCTCGAAACGGCTGCCTCGACGGAGGCGCGCCGACCGCGCGTTGTCGCGGGGGATTGAGGCGTCGGGATGGGGAAGCCGGAGCCATCGAAGCCAGCGAAGTCGACTGCCGCGGCCGCGCGGGCTGCGCGCGCCAAGGCGGCGAAGATGGCGCAGCGGTGGGCGATGGCGCGCGCGCGCTTCGAGACCGACAAGACGGAGACGCACACTAGGCTGGCCGCATTCCTCGGATGCAGCCGCCAGTACGTCCAGGAAGTCGCGAAGCGCGACGGATGGATCAAGGCCGGGAGCGCGGCGGAACTCGCGCGGGCGGCGCAAGCCGCGGCGGCCGGCGGCGATCTGCCGCCGCTGGTGGCTCAGGTCGAGGGTCCTCCGGAGGCTGCATCGGCTGCTGAACCCGAATCGACGTCGCCCACGCCCGCGCCCGCATCGGCCCCGGCCCCGGCGCCCGCTGCGCCGGCGCCGACGCCGCGGGCCGCCCATCCGCTCGATCCGCCGAAGGTCATGCCACCGGTCGACTACGGCGAGGCGGCCGTCGCGCTCGCGGTGGCCGAACGCACGGAGGTACTCGGGCGCCACCGCGCCGAGCTGCGTGCACTGCGTGGCATGGCCCAGGAGGTCGTGCGCGATCGCCGCGCGCCCCATGCCGACACGCTGTCGAAGGTCTTCCTGCGCATCGTCACCGGCGTGAAGACGATCCAGGAGGCCGAGCGCAAGGCCTACGGCCTCGACGAGGGAGCTGGCGGCGGCGGCGACATGCCGCCCGCGCCAGGCAAGGGCGCGGCCGTCACGGTGCGCGTCATTCGTGAGGGTACGGTGCCCACCTACGCCCAGGTGGAAGACGACGAGGACGAGGAATCCGCATGATCGACGACGAAGTGGTTCCGCAGGTCAGGCTGCGCAAGCTGTCGGAGCTGAAGCTCTACGAGCGCAACTCGCGCACGCACTCGCCCGAGCAGATCGAGACGCTCATGGCGCTGATCCGCGAGTTCGGGTTCACGAACCCGGTGCTGGTCGACGAGGACGACGTCGTCGCTGGCCACGGGCGGCACGCGGCGCTGTCGAACCTGTACGCGCTGGGCACGCGCGTGAAGCTGCCCAACGGCCGCGAGTTGCCCGCATGGACGGTGCCGACGATCGACTGCTCGGGCTGGTCGGAGCAGCAGCGGCGGGCCTACATCATCGCGGACAACCAGTCGGCGCTGCGCGCGGGCTGGGATAAGGATCTCCTGCGCGACGAGCTGCTGACGCTGCGCGACGACGGCTACGACCTGGCGCTCACCGCCTTCTCGACCGAGGAGCTGGAGCAGATCCTGGAGCCGGAGATCCCCGACCGAGACCGCGACCCCGATGCCTGCCCGGTGACGCCGAAGGTGCCGCACACGCAGCCCGGCGACGTCTGGGTGCTGGGGCCGCACCGCGTGATCTGCTCGGACTCGACGACCCCCGAGGCCTGGTCGAGGCTGCTCGGTGGCGAGTTGCTCGATGCGGTCTGGACGGATCCGCCCTACAACGTCGACCTGGCCGAAAAGAACGACATGCGCGACCGCGCCGACAAGGGCAGTCGCAGCAAGGTGGCCGAGATCCAGAACGACAAGATGAGCGACGCGGACTTCCTGCAGTTGCTGCGCTCGGCCTTCGCCACGTTGCACGCGGTCATGAAGCCGGGCGCGCCCATCTACATCGCGCACGCCGATCGCGAGGGCCTGAACTTCCGCAAGGCCTTCAACGACGCGGGCTTCAAGTTCTCCAGCATGCTCATCTGGAAGAAGGACCAGTTCGTCCTCGGCCGGGCCGACCACCAGAGCATCCACGAGCCGATCATCTACGGGTTCCGGCCGGGCGCGAAGCATCGCTGGTACGGCGGCCGCAAGCAGACCAGCGTCATCGAGCTGGGCGACCGCAGCCCCTTCACGCAGCAGGCCGACGGCCGGTGGACATTCACGGTCGGCGACGAGGTGTTCGTCATCGACGGCGCGGCGAAGGTCGAGGCGGTGCCGGGCTCGGTGGTCTTCCACGACAAGCCTCGGCGCGCGGCCCAGCACCAGAGCATGAAGCCGGTGGGCCTCATCGAGAAGTTGCTGCGCAACAGCGCCCGCTCGGGTCACCTGATCGGCGACGCCTTCGGCGGCAGCGGAAGCACGCTGATCGCGGCCGACCGCCTCGGCATGGCCGCGCGCGTGATCGAGCTGGCCCCCGTCTTCGTCGACGTCATCGTCCAGCGCTGGCAGAACTACTCCGGCCGCGTCGCGGTGCACGCCGAGACCGGCCAGCCGTTCCCGGTCGCGCCGGACGTATCGCAGGCCTTCTGACGCGGCCGTGTCGTGACCCCAGCATGGGGTCATGAGCTCCATCTCCGTCCGCTACGTCCACCGGGACGAAGTCACCCATGGCGAGCCCGAGTTGCTGCTGAAGGCGACGAAGCTCGTCCGGAAGTGGATCCCGCAGTACCAGCGCGCGGACGGCTCGTTCGTGGCGGCGCACTACAAGATGGTGCACGAGGCCGACGACCACGACCCGGCGAAGGTGCTGGCGGGGCAGGGCACGTACAGCCAGAAGCTCGCGCACAAGAAGCTGTCCGGGCAGGCCTGGTGGCAGGCCCAGCCGGACGAGCACAAGGTGCTCCACGTCCAAGCGCACGCGACCGACATCCAGCATGCCGACAGCGCGAAGGCGCAGCTGGCGGTGATGAAGAAGAACGCGGCCGCCGGCAAGGCGCCGACGCCGGCGCAGCTGAAGTTCTACGCCGCGCTGCCGGAGGCCGACGCGGTGGCGATCGTCCAGGCGCTCAAGGACAAGGGAGCGCCGCGCGACGTGCTGCAGGCGCTGATCGCCCAGCACCCGGCCGGCGCCGCGGCGCTGAAAGCGAAAGCGCCGCCGCCCGCCGCGCCCGCGCCCGCTCCGGAGCCCGCGCCCGCGGTATCACAGCCGGAACCGGCCGCCGTGCCAGCGCCCGAGGCGCCGGCCATCACACCCGAATCCGCGCCGGCGTCCGCGGCCGGCCCGGCGCCGGCCTGGGACGTCTACGCGAACACGACCGGCAGCCACAACAAGTTCTGGGCGGTCGCGGTCGTGCCGCATGCCGACGGCAGCGCGCTCGTCGTCACGCGCTACGGCCCGATCGGCGGGAAGGGCCAGACGACGACCAAGCACGTCGCCTCGCTCGTCGCTGCCAACGCGATGCGCTCGACGTTGCTGAACCAGAAGAAGGCCAACGGCTACGTGCCGTCCGACGCCGGCGCGCACCCGGCGCTGGCCAAGCCGATCGAGATGCCGGCACCGGCCGCGGCTGCGGCGCCCGTGGCATCCGCGCCGGCCGCCGGCGCGCCGGCGCTCCCGTCGGCCGACGGCTGGCAGAAGGTCGGCGGACAGCTCGGCTCGAACGCCGGCTTCGTCGCGATCGACCCAGCCGGCCAGAAGTGGTACGTCAAGACGCCGAACTCCGAGGAGCACGCGCGCTCGGAGCTGCTCGCCTCGAAGCTCTACGCCCTGGCCGGCGTGAAGGCCGCGGAGCTGAAGGCGGTCACGGTCGGCGGCAAGCTGTCGATCGCCTCGAAGTGGGAGGACAACACCGCCAAGGCCGCGCCGGGCACGCACGCATCGCTCGCCGGCGCGCGAGAGGGGTTCGCGGTCGACGCGTGGCTCGCGAACTGGGACGCGTTGGGCGTCGATTCGACCAACATCCAGAGCGTCGCCGGCAACGCCTCCCGCATCGACGTCGGCGGCTCGCTGGAGTACCGCGCGCAGGGCGGCCTGAAAGGCGCTGCGTTCGGAACCAGCGTGCCCGAGCTCGCGACCATGCGCGACCCGAAGAAGAACGCCCAGACGGCGGCCGTCTTCGGCGGCATGACCGATGCGGATGTGGCCAAGTCGATCGCCGAGCACGTCGCCAAGGTCTCGGACGACGACATCCTCAACGCCGTGCGCAAGGTCGGGCCCGGCGGCGGCGCGGCGCGCGCGGCGCTGGCGCAGAAGCTCATCGCGCGGCGCCAGTACCTGCTCGGGTGGGCGAGCCAGCACCAGGCGAAGCCGGCCGCGGCGCCCGCGCCCGCACCGGCCCCTGCAGCCGCGCCCGCCACGCCGGCGGCCAACGACTTCGGCGACTTCGCTGGCCTGGTCGGCGAGGCCGAGGAGGCCATCGGCAAGGGCGACACCGATGAAATCGCGTCGATCGTCAAGTACCTCAAGACGCCGATGAACGCCAAGGATCCCGGCGCGAAGGCGCTGCTGGCGCACATCGAGAAGCTGCAGCGCGAGAAGGGCCCGAAGGACGGCGATACGAAGCAAGGCGCCGACGGCATGCTGGTCTTCAAGGACGGCCGCTGGCACAAGCAGGAAGCCGCGGCGCCCGCGCCGGCATTCCAGGACGACGAGGACGCCGAGGCCGCGATCGCGGCCGCGCCGACCAAGGCCGACGCTCTCAAGCTGGCCGCGGCCTACGTCCTGAAGCAGCCCACGAAGGAGGCCAAGGACTCGGCCTTCTTCAATGCGGCGATGTCGATGAAGCAGGGAGGCCACTACGCCACGGGCAGCCAAGCCGGTGCCGAGCTGTCGGCCGCCATCGGAAGTGCGCAGGCGGCTGCAGCCGCGCCGCCCGCGCCCGCGCCAGCACCGCCGGCCCCCGCGATCAAGCCGCTGTCCATGCCCGAGTTCTCGGACGGCAGCGTGGTGCCGACGCCCGGGAAGCAGGGCCCCGCCGCGTACTACGAGTCGATCGCGACGAAGATCATGAACGCGGCCGAGAGCGGCGACATCGCGGGCTTGGTGGCGATGAAGCAGAAGGGCCAGGCGGCGGCGAACAAGACCTGGAAGGGCAAGACGCCCAACAGCAAGAAGCTGCTGGCGCTGCACGCCGAGGCGGTGCAGCTGGCGCAGTCGGTCAAGGCGAAGGCGAGCGCGCCGCCGCCGGCACCCGCGCCTGCCCCGGCACCGGAGCCCGCGCCCGCGCCGCGCGCGCCAAAGGTCGTCGCCGCCGTGCCGGCCGGTGCGCCGGTGCCGTCTGGCGTCGCGACCGCCCAGGCCATGGCCGCGATCGAGGACGCGATGCTGCCGCCCTCGAACACGAACCACGGCCCGGTCAACAAGAAGCTCATGGCCATGCACGCCGCGGCGCGCAAGGGCGATGTCGACGCCCTCAAGGCGATGACGTTCGGCTCGAACAGCTACGCCAAGAAGATGGTCAAGCTGCATGCCGCGCTGCTGGCCGCGATGGGCGAGTCGGCGCCGGCCGCCGCGCCGCCGCCGCTGAAGGTCAAGGGCGCCAAGGTGAAGGGCGACACGTCGTGGGTGAAGCTGCGACCGGGCGAGAAGATCGTCGATGCCGGCCGCGAGTTCGGCGTCGAGTGGGCGACGGTCGAGGTGCCCGCCAAGGGCCACGACCCGGACGCTTTCCCGCCGATGCCGATCTTCAACAAGTCGAGCAAGGCGCACGTCAACAACGCCAACGCGGTGCTCGCCGCCGAGATCCTGGACGAGGCCAAGGCCGGCAAGCTCACCGCGGCCCAGCTCAAGGGGAAGACGTTCGACGCGATCGCGAAGGACACCGGCCTGCCAACGGGCGCGAAGGTCTCGGTCTTCAGCCATCCGGCATCGCAGATCAACGAGCTCGTCACGCAGGTGCACGCCGAGCTGGAGGCGCAGCAGCACCCGACGCAGAAGGTCGTGCACAACGGCTCGCTGGCCGGCGGCTACACGAAGGCGATGGCCAGCATCGCCTCCAAGGTGAAGGTCGTCGCCTACGAGAAGTTCAAGTCCTGGGCCCACAAGGCCGCCGACTACCTCGTCCTCGACAAGGCCGCGGGCGCGATCCTCGCGGTGCCGCCCGCTGGCCAGTTCAAGGAGACCGACGGCGAGACCGGCGCGATGGCCGCCTTCAAGGCGAAGTCCAACGCGGCGTTCCACAAGCTCGCCGCGCCGCTGCAGCAGGCCCTGAAGCAGTACACCGGCAGCGCGTACCACGACTGGAACCGCGCGATGCGCAAGGGCGAGCTGGAGTCCTCGCACTGGGACAGCTCGCAGAATCTGCGCAAGGCCTTCGACGAGGCCGCGCAGGAGCTGCCCGAGGGCATCATCCTGTGGCGCGGCATCGGCGTCGGCGGCGACACCTACGGGTCGGTCGTCGGCGGCGTCATCCAGGACGGCAGCGTCCAGTCCTGCAGCTACGGCGACTCGCCGGCGTTCTCGTCCAAGGAGACGCTGCTGCGCATCCATGTCCCGGCCGGCGTGCGCGCGGTGCACGCGACGGCCTTCTCGAACTTCGGCAAGGGCGAGCGCGAGATCATTCTCGACCGCCAGGTGCGGTACGCCGTGGTCAAGGTCACGAAGTACGACAACTTCAAACCGGACGGGTCGAGCAAGAGCTTCGGCAAGAAGACGGTCGTCGACCTCATCGCCCTGCCGCACGAGTGACCGCTGCGGTAAACTGGAGGAACACCATGAAGCTCACCGCCGACACCATGCTCAACAGCGAGCCCAGCGTGCGCCGCATCGTGCGCGCGTTCGCCGCGGAGCTGCTGCGCGTGGCCGCCGACAGCCCGGAGCAGGTCGTGCCGTTCGTCGAGCGTGAGAGCTACCGGCTCAACGCCCTGTTCCTCGGGCAGGGCACGCACGCCAGCTACTCCGAACTGGCCGTCGACCCGACCTGGAACAAGCCCGATGGGCTGGGCAAGCAGATCGCGATCACCATGGGGATCGATGGCGACCTGCGCTTCACGGTGCGCGCGGCCTTCGCGATGTTCGCGAGCGCCGTCCTCGACGCGGTGAACCTGGGCGAGCGCGCGCGCGAGACCTACCTCGACAGCATCTGCGCGACGCTGTGCTCGGCGCTGCTCGGGCTGCCGGGCCGCTGGGAGCTGCCGGCGTGAGCGCGCTCGCGCGCCTGGCCGCGGCGGCGGTGCTGGTCAAGGCGCACGTCAGCGGCTACGACCGCAAGGACGGGACGCACGTCGACGACTACGAGCGCGGCGGCCCGCCCAAGGCCAAGCCGCAGAAGGTCATTGGCGCGCAGTTCGGCGGCAAGCCGTGGACGCCCAAGCCGACCCCGAAGGCCTGGCACCCGCAGGTCGACGAGCACGGCAAGCCGATGCCGATCTACGAGCCGCACACGCCCTCAAGCCCCGAGGCCTGGGCGCACGGCGACGAGCTCGCGGTCGTGGTGCCGGGCGGCGCGGTGCCGGCGCAGCTCAACGGCGTGCCCTTCGCGCCGTGGGCCGATGCGCCGACCGACGAGGCCGCCTGGGAGGACGTCGTCGGCCAGGCCGACATCGAGGAGCCGGCCTTCCACTGCCCGAAAGGCCTGGAGCCGGCTGCCGGCCTGGTGCTCGTCGAGCCCGATGGGCGCTTCGTCGTCGTCGCGCCGACCAACGGCTTCGGCGGCTCGCCAGCCGTCTTTCCCAAGGGGCGCACCGACGGCATGCCGCTGCAGGCAACGGCGATCAAAGAGGTGTTCGAGGAGTCGGGCCTGCAGGCCGAGGTGACGGGCTTCCTGGGCGACTTCGCGCGCACGCAGACCTTCACGCGCTTCTACATCGGCCGCCGCGTGGGCGGCACGCCCGCCGATTGCGGCTGGGAGACGCAGGCGGTGATGTTCGTGCCAAAGGACCAGCTCTCGCAGACGCTGACGGGCAAGGCCAACGAAGGCGTGCTCGCGGCCTGCCTGTCGCTCACCGCCTGAGCTACTCGACCGGTACGCTTTCCGCAGGCCGCTGAAGCAGCGCGGCCAGCTTGAACCCGTCGTACTCGCGCGCGCGGACGATCGCTGTCGCCGTTGCGACGCCGCGGATCGCGATTCCGATCAGCACGAAGCCCGGCACGCTCGTCGAGTCCGTGAAGAACGCACGCGACACGCCGGGCCCACCTTCATCCAGCAGCGCTTCTGCGCCCATCGCTGCGCCCTCGGCCGCGATGCGTCGGCGCCTACGCTCGCGATCTTCATCAGGGATTTCGTCCATGGAGCAAATGATAGAACCATTGACCGGAAATGGAAAGTGCGTGTCATACTTGCGCTATACCTCCAGGAGAAAACAGATGCTAAAGCTCGCTGACCTTGAAGAGATCGTCGTCGGAGCGGTGTCGGCAGGCAAGGAATTCGCCATCGTGGAGACCGGGCGCTACAAGGCCTTCAGCCCGTCGACGCTCGGAGCGGCGCGCCGCCGCGGATATCCGGTCAGGAAGGTCGGCAAGAGCACGTACCACGTCTACCCGCGCGCGGCGCAGCCCCCGCTCGACCTGCCGGGGCTGCATCTGCCGGACTTCTCCGTCCTGTCGATCGAGCAGCTGGCCGTGTTGCACGACAAACTCGGCGCGGCGCAGCGTGTCGTGCGATCGATCCATGCATGTCGAGAGGCCAGCGCGGTCGGTGACTCGGAGCGCGCCGACGAACAGGCGCAACGCGCCCGCGGCATGTGGGCGGCTGCCGGGCTGCTCGCGACGTTCGGGCCCATCGTGTTCGAGCCGAAGCTATGAGAGTCCAGGGCATCCTGATGCGTGGCCCGATGCAGCTGCGCGGACACTGCCAATGCTGCGGCAGAGAGCAGGCTGTCATCGACGGACGCATCGCGGTGCATGGCGCCGATCTGCGCTGCCCGGGCTCGCAGCTGCCACCGCTCCAGGCGCAGCGCGAATTCGCCGACAGGACCATCGCGCATGTGCGCAGCGAGGCCTGGACGATCGATGACATCCTGCTCGACTACGACGTCCAGTCAGAGGTCGGACTGCTGAAGCAGTACGCCAGGCACGCGCGGGAATTCGCCGACGAGCTGGCGCGGATCGCCGACGAGTGCTTCTGCGAGCCGCTGCGCCAGGTGTGTGCGTAAAAAAGTGACCACTTTGGTAAAACGCATGGCATACTGCGTTCACACAATAGCGGAGCCAGACGCCATGAACAAGCCCCTTACAGGAGAACCCCTCGACGCCAAGGCGGTCGAGCTCGTCAAGCGAGCGCACGCGTCGCTCAACCTGGGCGCGATCAGCCCCGAGTCACTCACTGCGCTGCGCGAGCATGGCGACGCTGCGCTCGGTGGCCTGGATGCCCTGGGCCGCAGCATCGGCATCAGCTACGAGGCCGACGGCCTTGGCCTGCGCGCGGCATACAACGTATTCATGGGGCGCATGCGCGAGTTGTTCGCGCCGGCGCAGGAGGGCTGACCGTGAACAACATCGAATTCGCCCGACATCGCGCCGAGCACCTGCACGAGCGGGCCGCGGAACTGAAGCTCTCCGACGACGAGCGCGACCAGGAGTACGCGCACGAGCTCGAAGACGAGGCGTGCCAGATCGAGCACGAGCTGATGCTGGCCAGCCTGGACGAATGACCATGGAAGCCAACGACACCAAGACGATGAGCCGCGACGAGCAGACGTGCCTGCTCTACCTCGAAACCTGCGCGGTGGACTACGACGGCTTCGTCGAGTCGATCCGCATGAACGCGGCCGACTTCGCTGCGACGGAGGAGTTCAAGCGCCAGGGCCTCGTCGAGTTCCAGCGCGTTCCGGGGGCGATGCTCGGCTCGTTTTCGCGGAAGGTCACGCACTACGTCACGTTCACGCCGGCCGGCTGGGCGCTGGCGCACCGGCTGCGCATCGAGCGCGCGGAGCGCGGGCTGCAGAGCCGTCGCCGCAAGGAAGTGGCCGAGCGGCACGCGCAGGACTGAAAACCAGGAGGAAACCATCATGTGGATCATGACCAACAAGGCCTTCGTCTCGCTCGTAGCGAAGGCGCCCGCCGGGCCCGACCAGCTGCTCGCCCGCGCCCGCGTGCGCGCGCACCTCGCCGATCTGTTCCCGGACGCCAAGATCATCGAGTCGGATGGCACAGACTACCGCTTCCGTGCGGTGGTCTCGCGCGACGAGGTCGCCGAGGTGCTGTCCGCGGCCGCACGCGGCGTGGACTACCGGAACTTCAAGGACTCGGTGAAGGACCGGCCGTACCACGACGCCCTGATGCGCGTCTGGAGCGCGATGGCGGCCCTGCAGCCCTTCGGCGCCTACGGCCACCGCGCGCGCCGCACGCTGCCGCGCCAGCGCGGCATGTTCGCGGACGAGCGGGCCGACGCGCCGGCGCCGCGGCCGCGCGCGCGGTGAGAAGACGACGACGCGTCGTGACCTGACCATGGAAGTGCAGCAAGGAGCAGTCATGCCTCGCCTCACGCCCAGACCCGCCGCCTTCCTCGTCGAGCAGCCGCACGGCGCGCCGACCGTGATGCTCGACCACGCGAAGGCCGTCGAGCACGCCGCCTGGCGCCACGGCACGGTCGAAGGCCTCGTGCGCGAGTCGCTGCTTGCGGCGGCGCACGAGCGGATCCAGGCACTGGAGCAGGAGCTGCGGGCGGCCGGGAGGTCGTAGCCCGCGCGGCGTCGTGACCCCATCCTGGAAGGATGGCGGGCACCACGACCGAGTACGAGATCAAGCTGCGCAAGCTCCACCCGGCGCAGGAGCAGATCAAGGCCGAGGCGAAGCGCTTCAACGTCGTCGACCTCGGACGCCGCACGGGCAAGACCGTCCTCGGGCTCGACCTGGTGATCGACCCGGTGCTGCTGGAGGGCTTCCCGGCGGCCTGGGCGGCGCCGAAGTACAAGCTGGCCAAGGAGGTCTTCGTCGAGGCGCGCTCGTTCCTCAAGCCGCTGACCCGGGCCTGCAACGCCAGCGACATGCGCATCGAGCTGGTGACCGGCGGCGTGCTGGAGTTCTGGTCGCTGGAAGACCCCGACGTCGGCCGCGGCCGCAAGTACAAGCGCCTGATCGTCGACGAGGCCGCGATGGCGCGCAACCTCAAGACGGCCTGGCAGCAAGCGCTCCAGCCGACGCTCATGGACTACCGCGGCGACGCGTTCTTCCTCTCGACGCCGAAGGGGATGAACGGCGCGGGCGCGTTCTTCTACGAGCTCTACGAGCTCGGGCGCGAGGGCAGCCCGACCCGCCGCAAGGGGTGGAAGTCGTGGAAGATGCCTACGACGGTGAACCCCTATATTCACCCGGACGAAATCGAGCAGATGCGGCTCGACATGCCGGAGCTGGTCTTCAGGCAGGAGGTGCTCGCGGAGTTCCTGTCGATGGATGGGACGGCGATCAAGTCCGAATGGCTGCGGCGCGGCCCGCGGCCGCCGCTCGACGAGCTGCGCATCTACATGGCGGTCGACCTCGCGATCAGCGAGAAGGAGGGCGCGGACTTCACCGCCTGCGCGGTCATCGGCATCGATCGCCAAGGGCGCGTCTGGATCCTGCACGTCGAGCGCGCGCGCGTCGGCTTCTTCGACGCGATGCGCATGATCGAGCGCATCGCCGACAACTGGAAGCCGCTCAAGATCGGCATCGAGAAGGTGCAGTACCAGGCCGCGGCCGTCGAGATGTTGCTGCGCACGACGACGCTGCCGATCGTCGCCGTCACGCCCGACCGCGACAAGATGATGCGCTTCATGCCGATGCAGGTGCGCTACCAGAACGGCCTGGTCTATCACGCCGAGGGCCTACCACCCGAGTGGGAGGCGGAGCTGCTGTCGTTCCCGCAGTCGGACAACGACGACATGGTCGACGCCGTCGCCTATGCCTTCCTCATGGCCGGAGAGTACGGCCGCCAGTCGATCAGCATCATCGACACCAGCCAGCAGGAGAAGATCGCCATGGACGTCGAGAAGGACCTGCCGGGGCTGCCGGCCAACGTTGCCGAGCACATGATCGAGATCCGATCCGCGACCGCCGCGCCGGGTGCCTCCGCTGGGCCGGCGCCGGAAACCTGCGGACATTGCATGAACTTCACCGCCGATACGCGATTCTGCGAGCTGCGCAGGTTCTTCACGGAGGCTGCTTCTCCGTCCTGCATGGAGTACGAGCCCCTGCCGGCGCCGGAACAAAAGGTATCGGTCGAGGACGTAGTTGGCATGCCGATCGATCCGTAGGGTATTGCGCAGCAGTGACGTGGCTGGTAAAGTGCATGACACTCAATCACCACAGCAGGAGCAGCCCATGGCCCACATGATCGATCAATCCGCAGGCGTCAACGCGATTGCCTACGTCGGCGAGGAGCCGTGGCACGGCCTGGGGCAGCGCCTCACCGCCGGCGCGCCGCTGGACGTCTGGCGCCGCGAGGCGGGCCTGGCCTACACGGTCGAGCGCACGCCCGTCCTCTACACGCTGCAGGGACGCGACGCTTCATCGGAGATCCTGACGATGAAGGATCGCGATGTCCTCTATCGCAGCGACACCGAGGCGCCGCTGTCGGTCGTCTCGAAGGGCTACAAGGTCGTTCAGCCCGAGCAGGTGCTGGCGTTCTTCGGCAAGCTCGCCGAGGTCGGCGGCTTCCAGCTGGAGACCGCGGGCGCACTGAGCGACGGCAAGCGCATCTGGGCGCTCGCCAAGGTGGACGAGGGCGCGCCGATCGTCGGCCAGGATGTCGTCCAGCCCTACGTGCTGCTGGCCACGAGCTACGACGCCACGATGGCGACCGTCGCGCGCATGACCTCTGTCCGCGTGGTCTGCCACAACACGCTGACGATGGCCGACGAGCAGACCGGCTCCAACGTGATCCGCATCTCGCACGACAAGGTCTTCAACCCGGACGAAGTGCGCATGCAGCTGGGAATCGTGCACGGCGCCTGGGAGAAGTTCCTCGTGACGACGCGCGCGCTGGCGGGCCTGCCGGTGACGGAGGCGCAGGCCGACGCGTTGGTCTTCGACCTGCTGTCGGACTTCCAGCGCGTCGATCCGAAAAAGCCGCTGCCCGACATCCGTAAGTCCAAGGGCTACGCCACCGTGATGGAGCTGTTCGACGGTGGCGCGATCGGCGCGGAGCTCACCGGCGGTCGCAACGCCTGGGCGCTGCTGAACGCCTGCACCGAGCTCGTCGATCACCACCGCTCGAAGACGCCCAACGCGCGTCTCGAATCGGCCTGGTTCGGCGTGGGCGCCCAGATCAAGACGAATGCGTTCGAGCGCATCATCGCGCTGGCGCGCGAGCAGGGCGCGATCGAGCCGGTGGCGGCCTGATGACCATCACGCGCCCGGCGCTCCGGTACCACGGTGGAAAGTTCCGCCTGGCTCCGTGGCTGCTGCAGTTCTTCCCGCCCCATGCCGCCTACGTCGAGGCCTACGGCGGCGGCGGCTCGATGCTGCTCCAGAAGCCGCGCTGCTCGGCCGAGGTCTACAATGACCTCGACGAGCGCGTCGTCGGCTTCTTCCGCGTGCTGCGCGACCCGGAGCAGTCGGCGGAGCTGCAGCGCCGCTGCGCGCTGACGCCCTACGCGCGCGCCGAGCTGGAGTGGTCCTTCGGCGAGCCGACGGACGCGGTCGACGCCGCCCACCGCCTGGTCGTGCGCTCGTTCATGGGCCACGGATCGGACTCGGCGACGCGCACCTCGCGCACCGGCTTCCGGGCCCGGCTGACGGACGGCCGCGCGCTGCCGTCGCACGAGTGGGCGACCTGGGCGGACTGCATCCCTGCGCTGCGCGATCGCCTGGCGGGCGTGCTCATCGAGAACGACGACGCCGTGCGCATCATCGACCGCATGGACGGGCCGCGCACGCTGTTCTACCTGGATCCGCCCTACGTGCACAGCACGCGCACGGGCAAGACCGGCAGCAGCGGGAACAACGGCTACCTGCACGAGATGACGGATGCGGATCACGAGGAGCTGCTGCAGCGCGTGCTGAGCGCGCAGGGAATGGTCGTGCTGTCCGGCTACGCGAGCGAGCTCTACGACGGCGCGCTGATCGGCTGGGAGCGCCACCAGCGCAGCGCTGTAGCTCAGGGGGCGATGCGCACCGAGGTCGTCTGGATCAACCCGGCCTGCAGCGCCGCGCTGGAGCGCGCCCGAGGCGGCCTTTTCTCGGAGGAGGCGGCATGACCGCGCTGTCCATCATCGCCATCATCATCACGATGGCCTGGCGTGGAGGCTGGCTCAGCGGGCCGGCCGAGCCGCCGGACTATAGCGACTACCGCGGCGACCCGACGCAGGAGGACGATCATGCATGAACGCCAGCTGACTTCCGAGGCCGAGGCCGAGCGCTGTGAATTCGAGCGCGAGTACAGCAGTCGCGGCTGCACCTGCTTCATCTCGCCGCCGTGCAACTTCTGCCTGCACCCGGGCAACCCGCTGAACCAGGAGGAGGATGACACCGCCTGGGAGCCCGAAGACCCGAACGCCGCGATGATCGCGCGCGACGAGCGCCAGGCGCCCGCGCGCGAGGTTGTACTCGCCACGCCGCGCGCGCCCACGTCGCCGCTGCTGACGGTCGCGCCGATCCCACGGACGGGCTTCAGCCTGTGGGGCGTCGAGCACCAGAAGGAACGCACCGAATGAACCACATCGTCCCTCGCGAGGAGGCGCCCTTCGTGGAGCGCTTCGTCGACATCACGGAGGCGCAGTGGCAGGAGTTCGCGCGCTATGTCGCGCAGCCGCATGTCGCCGATCGCATCATCGAGCGCGCCCAGCTCACGCCCTATTTCCACCTGGACGGCTACATGAACCGCTGGTGGCTGTTCAACCCGCACCAGCCCAACAGCGACGGCGAGGGCCGCGAGTTCCCCGAGCTGGCATCGGTGCGCATCCACCAGATCCTGCGGGCCGACAACGACCGTGACCTGCACAACCATCCGTGGGACGCCCGCACGATCATCCTCAAGGGCTGGTACGACGAGCTCCGGGAGGGCGAGAACGGGCGCATCGTGCACGCGAAGCGCAGGGCCGGCGACACGGCGGCCATCAGCGCGAAGACATTTCACACCATCACTGCCGTCGCTCCGGAGACCGTCTGGACGATGTTCTTCATGGGGCGGAAGGTGCAGCCGTGGGGCTACGCGACCGAGCGCGGCTTCGTGCACTGGAGCGAGTACTTGGCGGCGGAAGGGAAAGCCTCCTGATGGGCCGCATCTTCCTCGACAGCTTCAGCGGCGGTGCGGCGCTGCTCCCGAAGCGCCAGCACAAGGACGCCGGCGCCGTGCTGCAGGCTCTGGTTCGCGATCCGAATGTCTCGACGTTCGACCGCTCTGAGTTGCCCGCGCTCAACCGCACGCTGATCGACCTGGAGGCGCGCAAGCTCGTCGAGCAGTTGCCGGCAGGATACCCCTGGCACAAGTACCGCATCACCCCCGAGGGGAGCAAGTTCCTCGACGACCTCAACAACGGCGCCGCCAACGAGAGGAAATTCGCATGACCATCACCCCCGTCCTCGACGCGCTCAAGCTCGCCGATGAGCTGTCGCGCTACGCCGCGGCGCCGTTCTTCCCAGGCCCCGACACGCGCGGCGTCGTGCGTGCGACGTCCGCCGATTGGTGGGACGGCCTGGCCGAGCGGATCGAGCGCGCGCAGACCGCCGTCGCGGGTGCGCTCGCAGAGGCGCACGCCAAGGTCGATGCGGCGCTGGAGCGCGCCGGCGAGGATGGGGCGCTTCCGGAGCTGAGAGACGACGAGATCATCGCCATCCGCAAAGCGACGCGGTACAAGGAATACCTCAAGCCTTGGGGCGAAACACTGATGTTTGCGCGGGCACTCCTACGCCGCCAGGCCCTCGCTGCG